ATGGACTGGGCCGTGGCCTCCATCTCGGTGGCCGCCGAGGACAGCCCCTGGGTCAGGGCCGACACGTTCATCTCAAACCGCTTCGTGAGCTGGTCCAGAACCTCAGCCCGGCGCATACGGGCATCGGCTTCCCGGGCTGCCGCTTCATCGGCCTGCTTCTTGGCGATCATGGCGTCCTTGAACACCTGCACGGAGCCAGCCATCTGACCGATCTCGTCCCGGCGGGCAGTTCCCTCGATCGTCACGGAGAGATCGCCGCTAGCGAGCGCACGCATGTTCTCGACAAGGCGACCGATTGGACGGGAGATGCTGCGTCCGAGGCCAAAGGCGAGGCCCAGCAGGATCAAGGCAGACACGCCCACGAACGCGAGAAACACATTCCTGTAGGTCGCGCTGATGGCTGCGAGGTCGTCAACATACATGCCTGCTGCCACAACCCATTCCCAGTGAGGAATGGACACGGCATACACCGTCTTCGGCGCCGGCACGGTCTCACCTAGCTTCGGCCAAAGGAAATTGACGAAGCCGCCACCCTTCTTACCTGCTTCGACCTGCTCACGAGTAACATAGGTGCCGTTGGCATCCTTCATGTCCGAAAGGTTCTTGCCTTCCGTCGCCTTGTTAGGATGCATGACAACGAGGTTGGCGTAGTCGAGCACAACGAAGTAGTCGTTCCCGTTGAAGCGCATGGTGCGCAGCGTATCGGCCGCACGCTTTTTTGCCTCCTCAACCGAAAACTCACCCTTCTTCGCGCGCTCTTCGTAGCCCGCGATGAGTGTGGTAGCAGTCTGAGCAAGGCTCTTAAGTTCCGCTTGCTTCCGCTCGAGCAGGATGCTCGAGATTGTGAGCGATCCGTATATGGACAGCGCAATCAGCGCGAGAATGCCTGCCGCAATCCCTGCGTAGAAGCGCCCCGAGATGCCGGAGAGCCCGACCTTCGGCCTTGTGAGTGAATTCTGAGGCTTCATAATATCCCCGCCAAACCTGCCCGCATTGCCGCGGGGTGCGCATACCCCTGTGATGCGCACGACTTCAGGCTTTAAGGAGCTAGTCCATGGAGCTTGCGCCAAGCTGCGGACGAAGATTGAATTCCTTTGGGGGAGCAGTTTTTAGCAGTTGATCGTCCTCCGCCGTTCCCGACAGAGAGCGGAGTATATGGCGCTCGCGAGTCTCATCTGAGGCTGTGTCGAACGACAATCGTGCAGTCTCTATGGATGAGCCTCAGAAGCTGCAGACCATCGAGCATCGTCAGTAGGCTCCAACGACACGGGCAATTCATACCCTCTGGGCCACTCACCAATAATGACCTACTCTCGCGACACCACCGCCATTCCAGAGAAACTTAAGCTTGGGAATGGACAGCGGGCAGCATTTTGGGCACAAATCGCCAAGCTATCCCCTTTGCGAGTACGGAATGTGAACTTGCTGCAGCGAGTGCGTAATGTCTTCCAGACGTCTACGCATATCCCACGGGCACCTATGTCAGTTGCCGAGGCCGACAGTCGGATTGGTGGCTTTCGTTCCAAGAGGGCGCAGATTAAAGCTATCCTCCGCCGCTATGAGCAAGGCGCAGTCTCTCAAGCTGAGGCAGTCGAAGAGCTTCTGAAGGTGATGCGCTAACGTCGAGGCTCGCAACGGCCTCTCTTCGCCCCTTCCATGCCATACCCTCGGCATGACGGACTGCCGCACCCATCTACCCCCTTAGGGACCTCTCCATACCATCTGCGCTGGCTTACAACTGGAAACAAGACTGCATTTGGCGACGTTGCCGGAGATGAACAATCTCCAGTAGGGCAGCAATGGTTTACGGGCAGAGTGAAGCGGATTTGGTACTAGATCAGAAGCGGCACAAGGTGAAAGAGCGCTTGGCTCGGGAAACCCGAATTGGCTGGCCCACTCTCGCTGCCATTGCCGTTCTCATCACTGTCGGCGCAGCAATCGTAGTTTACCTCTTCCTCCATACAGGCGCGGGCCGCTGACAGCACCCTTCACCGGCGGCCCCGACAGCACTTGGTCTGAGGCACAGCACCAGATTTCCAATCGATAGCAGCCGTTTACCCCCTCAGTACAATTGCGTTTGCAGCGCCGTGAAGGAATATCTGGCCTTACAGGGGGTAGCTCAACGCCAGAGCGCCGGGATCCCGTTCCCAGAGATGCAGTGTCCAAGCCCTGCCTCCCTGCCCACCACCCTCAAGCCTCTCTTCACCCGTTCATGCCATACCCTTGGCATGACCTACTCCCGCGACACCACCACCATCTCCGAACTCACCGGCGAGACATTGCGCGGCAACCCAATGGCTGAGCGTCGCAAGATTTTGGCCCGCGACGCTCTGAGAGTGGCTTACCAGCAGTCCAGGGGATCGTTAGGGCCAAAGGGGGCTTCGCCGTAACCGGGGATGATGTAGGGACCATCTCCCGAACCAGGGGGCGTCCCACAAAACGGAGGCTCGTCTCCTCCAGGGTCGTTACCCGTAGGGAACCACGATGAGAGATCCTCTAACAGGTGTGACAACGGATTTCCGCCGTATAGCGGACCCCCATCACCGCCAGGTCCGCCGTTCGGCTCCACGGGTATGGGTTCTCCTGGATTGGGCTCTCCCACAGCAATTGCAGGCGCACCCCCGCCGGACGGCACTTCCTTGCCGTTCGTATCGTAAGTCGGGTTGTAGCCGTTCATGTGATGTCCTTTCCACTTTGGCTGGTCGCTTCCGCCGAGGATGATCTTCGACGGCGAACGGTCACTTTGGCCTATTTCACAAGGATTGAGCTGTGAGATGCATCACAGCCGGCCAACAACTCTGAGCAACCGGAAAATTACAGTCTCCGTACAAGAGGGAGACATGACTAACTCCCGCGATCCACCGCCATCTCCGAGTTCACCGGCCGACCCGTCAGTCCCTGATGTGTGGATCATCGAGGATTGCGGAATGGCCGCATAATCTCCGAAGCTAAGCCGCATTCCAGCCAAGGTTAACCTTAGGTTAACAACCTCCCGTGGGGCAATTACGGGTCAGGGGCCACGCCTAGGTTCATCAATAGGACCAGGCGTGGCCTAATTCGATTAATGCGGAGGGGAAATGATGATGCAGACCGCCAAGAAAGCCACGCAGGACGGAACCTATACGGTCTATATTCAGGGCAAACCGATCGCATGGGGCCTCAGCAGCACAGGCGCAGACAGACTTATCGAGCGGCTGCGCTCACCGACCAATCGGTCTGCCTTGGTTTGAGGAAGGACGATAGGTTTCTTCCAGAACTGTTGCTTTCCCGACAGACGGCAGGACGTAGTTGGCATACAAGAGTGAAACCGGCTCATTCTGCCCCTACGGGCCGGCACTTCAAGCGCCCACTGAGACGGGGGCGCTTTCTTTTGCGGCACAGCCGAGCTCTCTCCTCAGCCCTTGATGCCACCGTCGAGATGACCTGCTTCCCATCGCCTCTCCAACGGAGTACCTCGGTGGAGCTAAGGAAGAGTATTCCTAAGTAGGATACTCTGCCTCGCATGGATAGGAGACTTGCATGACGCAAGAGCAAGTCGAGCACGTGGCACGTGCGTTCTACGAAGCCGAGTTTTCAGTTCTCTGGGATGAAGCCGGAGAAGCAACTCAGGACCGATTCAGAGACCTGGCTCGTACAGCGATTGCCACTCTCAACCGTCAGATTGCCTCGTGTCGACGTTCAGTTGCCAAGCCAGCGGCATAACGCTTACGCGATACCACCGCCATCTCCGAGCTCACCGGCCAACCCGTCAGCACCTGGTCCGAGGAATGGTAGGCTCCATAAGGCCCGTATCGAAATTTCGCAGCCGCTAATTGGTCATCCCGGTTGCAGAGGATTTGGCTCTCGCCCCGCCCGCAGATCCCAAGACTGCATCGATACCGCGCGGCCAAGCTGGTCGTAGGGGTGCGGGATCAATAAAACGTGTTGAGCGGGCATGTAGGTCGGTGGACCGACCTTGTCTGTCACAGGCTCGACCACCGGGTCATCACCCAATCGTCACCACGGTCACCCGGATCGTCGCTGTCATTGCTCCTAAGCCCCCGAGAGCGATGTGCCGGCCATCAGCAAACTGCGCGGTCAAGGTGTGAGGGCCCGGAGGAAGGTTGACCGTAATCTCCGCCCCACCGCCTCCCAAATGATGATGGATGTTGGTGCCTGGAGGGTCGAAGGGGATCGGCTGGCCTACAGCAATGGGTGTGCGATCGATGAGCAGATGATGATGGCCAGTGTAGCGCGTCATATCGCCAGCGGGCCTCACCGTAAGATTGTCCGTGCCGAGGCGCACTGTCACTGGGCTTGTCACGATGGCACCGTCCGCCGGCTCAATAAAAAAAACGCGTGTTGGCCGAACGGTCAGGGTCGCCTGTCCAGCGCAGCCCGTCAGGCCGAGAAGGGCAACACCGATAAAAGGGCGGCGTGTGATGGTTCTGTCAGGCATGCTGGCCCTCCATAAAATCGGGCACAAGACATGAGAGTAGGATGGCGCGATGCGCGGTCATGGCCACCTCCGTTGGTGTAGAGAGGCCTCAGCTGGCGGCCTAATACCCCCAGCTCGACAGATCGAGTTTCCTCCTTTGCGACCGCTGGAGCAATTGACCTGTTCGAATTAGCCTTTTTGAAGGGCAGACCCTCTCCGATAATCGGGCCGTTGCGGCCGCTCCGAAAGCTACGATTTGAATAGCATAAAGGGCTTCTGCGCATTTTCTAAGCAGCCGAGGCCATCATGGAGACCATGCGGCAGCTGCAGGAAGCCCCGGCGGCCAAGAAGGGCTAAGATCCAGCCTCAGGAATCAGGACGGAGTGCGGCGGGTGTGTAATCTCTACAGCAACTTCGCGACACAGGCCTCCATGGCAAAGGCCTTCGCTGCCAAGCGTGACAGGTCCGGCAACGTGCCGCCTCTGCCCGGGATTTTCCCTGACCAGATGGCGCCCGTGGTCAGGATGCACGACGGCGAGCGCGAACTCATCCAGATGCGCTGGGGCTTTCCTCCGCCACCGAAGGTCGGCACCCAGCCGGTCACGAACGTCCGGAACGTCTCGTCCCCGTTTTGGCGGGCTTGGCTCAAGCCGCAGTACCGCTGCCTCGTGCCTCTCACCAGCTTCAGCGAGTACAAGGACACCAAACCGCGCAAGACGCCCATCTGGTTTGCCCTGTCGAAGGATCGACCTTTGGCGGCGTTCGCGGGCATCTGGCGTCCTTGGACCGGCGTCCGTGGGACGAAGGCCGATCCGGTCGAAGGCGAGCACCTGCTCTACTCGTTCCTGACCTCAGAACCGAATGGCGTGGTGGCTCCAATCCATCCCAAGGCCATGCCGGTGATCCTCACCACGCCAGAAGAATATGAGACCTGGTTGAATGCGCCGACCGAGGAAGCCCTCAAACTGCAGCGCCCCCTTCCAGACGACATGCTCCAGATCGTCGCTGAGGGGCAAAGATCGGACCAACCGGAGGCCGCATGATTAGCGAATTGCCTCTTTCCAAACTGTTTCATTGTTGCTTTTCTGAATAGAGCCCATTTCACAGGGGCTTACCCAGAGGCAACGATATGCACCAGAAAGCAGCCACCCCAATTGATCAAATCATCGGCGCGAGGATCCGAGCCCGCCGCCTTGCCGTTGGAATTAGCCAGGAGAAGCTCGCGGCCGCTCTCGGACTCACCTTCCAGCAGATCCAGAAATACGAAAAGGGCGTCAACCGCGTCACAGCCGGCCGTCTCGTGGCAATTGCCCAAGTCCTAGGTGCACCCGTCGATGCCTTCTTCGATCTCGACCGATCGCCTATTGATGCGGTCTTCCTTGAAGATGCCGATCTTCACCAACTCTTGATGGTCTATGCCCACCTTCCTGATCACAAGAAAGAACTGGTGCAGCAGCTCTGCGCCGATCTCGCCAGAATCGATAGTGGTCGTGTAGACGAAGACGATGAAGATCGATCACACCCCCGAAGCTATCAATTGCAATGAGTCCTGGTACGATCAGGCCATGCGCCGACACCGCTTCAAGAAGCGGCTGACCCTTGCGGCAGTTGTCCTAGGGATCTTCGTTGGTTGGGCCGCCGATCAGTTGGTCAAGGCGGAAACCATCGACGGCCGCCGGATCGTCATCATTGACGGTGACACCATTGATGTCAGTGGAGAGCGCATCCGAATCCTGAACATCGACGCTCCGGAGAGCTTCCGCTCGAGATGTGAGGCGGAGCTCAAGCTCGCCCTGCGAACGAAGGAGCGGCTCGCCGAGTTGCTGCGCTCCGGGCCCGTGGAGATCGATCGCGAGGGCCGCGATCGCTACCGGCGCACACTGGCGACTCTGTCTGTCAGAGAAGGGAACGTCGGCCGGATCCTAGTTCGCGAGCGGCTCGCCCTGCCCTGGCAGGGCGGACGCGGGGCCAAGGAGCGTCGTCTGAAGACCTGGTGCGGAGCAGACTCGACGCTCTCCTAACGCCGTGGCATGTTCCCGGTCCGTTCACGGATAGGATTATGGCGAAGGCGATCGATCAAACCTTTCAGCTCAGGCTCTACCCGCTCCCGAAGATCGTGGTGCGGTGCATCAAGTGCGGGCGGCAAGCCCAGTTCGACAGGACGCAACTGATCGAGAAACTCGGTGAGACTTACCCGGTCTACCAGGCGGTGAAAAGATTGACCTGCGATTGGGAGTGCAAGAAACCGGATGGGATACCGGCCTATAAACTCCATCCCGATGGCATGCACTGCCTACCTCACCTTCCCGAATGGGAAGAGCGGGTTCGCCGGTTCTCGGTCGATGCGAACAATGGCCGGAAGCCGGAGCCGCTTTATGCCGAGCCAGAAACGAAGGCCCCGCCAGCCTGAGCCAGCGGGGCCATCGAATGGCCAAGTGATGTGCCGCATCTCCTGGAACGCGACGACATAGAGTCGAGGAGCTTGGTGGCAAGGCAAGCTTACTCCCGACGTTGCTTGATCACCTCACGAAGCAGGCCGTCGAAGCGATCCCCGAGCCGGTCGATAGCTCCGGTCAGGCGATCTTCCACCTCGCGCAGAACCTCGCGGGAGACAAGCCGCTCAGCCTGTGTTTCCCGGTAGGCTGTCAGGGCTGCTTGCAGGAGGGCGATCTTCTCATGAGCGGCATTGGCTGCCGCCATCGCTGCCCTTGCCTCACGGCAAGCCTCCTCGGCCTCACTCTTGATCTTGGTGTCGAGCCAATCGCGGGCTTTGAGGACGGTGTAGAGACCTCCGAGCAAGAAGAGGAGGCCTCCGAGGGTCAGGGCAGTGTCTTGTAGGCTGGCAGCGCTCCCCATGATGATCAGCCCATCTTTCTCGGCAGAACCGTCTCAGCGATGGCCCGCTCGGCAATCGTCCTCACGGCATCTCCCGATCGCTTGGAGCCCGAAGAGCTGCCGAGCCAATAGTTGATGACCTGCATCTGTGCGGCACCGAGGACGCCAAGCAGGATGTTGGCAATCGTGGCGCCCCGCTCATCGAGGGAGAGCGGACCAGCCAGCACCATGTAAAGCGCCCCGCCGAACATCACGGTGACGAGCACGGACACGATCGCCGCGCCCCAGGCCATAACGGAGCCGCTGTTGTTCAGGGCAACGGTCTGCGCCCGGGCGTCTTGGATGTCTTGGATCTCAAGCCGGAAGACCTCAAGCGCCGTCCTGGCCTGCTCGACAAAGACCTCGGCCAGCTTCGGATCCATCTCGATCTGAGCCTGTGCCGCCTTCGGGTCGTCGGTGCCAAAGATGACCTTGGCGGCATCCACGACCTTCCCGGCTGCAGCGCCGGTCCTATCGCCGGCAAACATGCCGATCAGGTCAGGAGCGTATTGGAGGAGCAATCCGATGATGGGTGGCATCACGCTTTCTTTCCGAAGAGGGCCTCAAGGAAGCCTTTGAGGGCACTAAAAAGCCCGCCTGATGTGGCGGGCTGGGAGACAGGAACCGGAGCGGGTTCGATGTCGGGAGGCGACGGGGCTGGCATTGGGGCCGGTGCCCTGGCCATGGCGAGAGCCTCACGGCGTACGCCCTCAACACGGCTGCTCCAGCCCTTCCCGAAGGTGCCCCATGTGGCGAGGTTCTTCAGGAAGGCGAGCCGGTCGTCACAGATCCGATTGATGATCACCGCGGCGGGGAGCGCCCTGACTGCCTTCAGGGTCTCCGAGCCGACCGCGCCATCAGCCTCGGCGCCGACTGCCCGCTGCAGCCATTTGGCCGCCCGAGATGGGCCAGAGTTCACCGCCGCATCAAAGACGCAGTAATCGACGCCTGCGGGCAGTTCGTCCGCACGAACCTTGTCCCAATAGTTTTGCTTGTAGATCGGGGACACTGCCGGGACGGTCAGAGACTTGACATCTGCCTTGGTGGCGGGGCGGCCGAGCCAAGCGGACAGGGTGCCGATGGTCACGCCCAGGTTCGTTGCGCCTCCAGGGTCCTTGGGGTGATCGACGAAACCGCCTTCGTGCTTGAGAACGAGCGAAAGCGCCCGCCCGAATGTCTCGGTGGTCATGATGTCCTCTTGATGTGGAGAGAGGTTTAGGTGGTCGGGGCTAGGATCTCAGCCGCTCGCTCTGGCCCATAGGCCTGCTCAGCGGCTGCTACGAGATCCGGCCAGAATTCATCGTCCGACGATAGGTATTCGGCCGCGTCGAAGATCGCCTGCAGCCGCGGCGGGAAGCCGGCCCTGATCTGCAGATAGGCCTCATACTCGGCGTCAGTCATCTTGCGGAACATAGGCGCTTTGTAGACGCGAGTTGGAGATGAAGGTGAGATCAAGTCCTCCGGAGAGGGTGCACTCCCATGCGGGAGAACGTCCACCTCGACCATCTCGCCGTTTTCAATGATCCAGGGCATCAAATAATCTCCACGAACAATTTCGACCCGGCCTTGATGTTTCCGGCGGAGGCGAAGATGCCGATCCTCTGCACTCGCCCGATGGTGTACAGCCGTGAGTTCGTGATCGCCATGCGGGTTCCTATCCCGCTGACCACGCCGTTCCCAAGGGCCTGAACCGAGGGGGTTGTCGCCGCAGAGCCCACATTGAACAGAGCCTCAAGCAGGGCTGGGAAATTTGCGTTGTTGGAGAGCGTCGTCAGCAACTGAGCGTAGGTCAGGCCAGTCTCTGTCGAATAACTTAGAGAGGGGGCGCTGCTAGTCCCCAAACCCAGGATAGCATTACGCCAATAGCCGTTTGCTTGTGAGATATAGGTCGAGCCATCGAGACTGAACCGCGCCCATAAGTCTACCTGATCTTGGGCCCCCATCATGAAGCCTGACACCCGGACGAGGTTGGCATCGCTTGGCACGTCAATGACGATGAGCGGGACATCGGATGCAACGTCAATCGGATAAGCCTTCTTGAACTCCATTCCCAGAACGGCTCTCGCCTGCGCCGCCGTCAGGTCCTGCGGATCGCCCGTCCCGGTCGCTACACGCCCCTTGATGGTCGCCGTCGCCATGTCGGCCAGTTTTGCATTCGTGACGCCATTGTCGGGCAGAACGCCGCTTGAGGCAGCCTCTGCCCACTCCTGGGCTGTTACTGCGCTTTCTGCCGCAGCAGAGGCCGAGCCTAGCGCGGTCCCGGCTGCGGCCTCTGCCGCTTGCCGGTCTGCATCGACGTTCGTCTGGATCTGGGAGAGCAACACCATCGCAGCATCGATAGCCTGCCGATCCGCATTGATCTCGCCCGCCACCTCTTCAAGGTTCTCAGGGATAGCCTTCAGCCGCGCCAGATAATCAGATACGCGCACCGCATAGACGCGTGGGTCCGTGTGTCGGGTCCAGCGCACCATAAAATATGGCACATCGGTCAGCGTTGGACCGGTCCACGGCTTTGCCAGCCGGATCTGGTCCATAGCGAGCACTTCTTCGATCACGGACATGCCGGCAAGACCGTCATTCGGGAACACGAAATCGAACGGCAGCACGGCAGGATCCCAGGCCACGAACTCGCCTGTGGCGATGTCCGAGCCATTGGTCAGCGAGATCGTGCCTTCGGAATAGAAGAAATATGAAGGGTCGAGAGCCATCGGGTTTTCCTGCTCAGAGATTGATGCCGTTCTGGGCGAGGATCTTGCGGATCTTCTCAGCCGTCAGGGCTTTGCGGACTTTCAGCTTCAATGCCGTGCGGTCGTCTTCTGTGGCCTCATCGGCTTCCGCGAGGGAGACCACCTGGCGGGCGATCTCATCCGCCTTGATGTGCCGGCGCTGCGCTTCCTTGTTGAGCATCGCGGACGGGGTGCCTGCGAGATGGTTGCGCGCTTCCGTGACCTTGCGGTTGTAGAGAGCCATGCGCAGACGCACCGGCTCAAAATGCCTGTCGATCGCCTGCTCTGCGATGTCGCGGAGTTGATCGACGGAAGGGCCGAACTCAAGACGCGCCATCTCAAGCCCCCTTCTCTGTGACGGAGATATGGACGGCCACCGGCTGGTCCGGAAACGGATCGAAGGACACGCTGTAATCGCCTGCCGTGCGCAGCACGAGCTCAAGCTCGTCGCCGTCAGCCTCCCAGGATTGATTACCTTCGGGACCTGCAATCGTCACCGTGACGCCGGCCGGAATACCAGAGATCACGGTCACGCGGTCGCCGCCCTCCTGCGTCTCCGTGACCGTGTAATCAAGGATGGGGCGGATGGTCGGCACGCCTTCAGGAAAATACCAGAACTCGGGCACGAGCGGCGGGATGTCGTAAACGTTACCGCCCAGATCCGCGCTCACCTTCTCAAGCACTTCCGGCAGCGCCGGATAGCCTTGATCGAGATGGCCGATGTAACGCCCGTCCTTGTCCGTGTAGAGGAGCATGCTCAGAAATCCAATGCTTCCCAGCGAACGCGGATATTGGCGTTGCTGTGGTTGTAGAGATAGACCTTGCTGGAGTCCCAGCCGAGCCGCCAGCCGCACGATTGCGTGGCCCCGCCGTTCTCAGTGCCGAACCAATACCAAGGCGTTGCCCATCCATCGCGCAGCCCCGGGGGATCGATCACGAAGCCGCCGATACCGCCGCCCTGGCTCGGTGCGAGCCGCTGGATCACGACCCATTGATTAGTCTCATCAACCTGCCCGGGCGTCGTGTAGATGGACTGTGCCACGCCGATGACGAGCGACGGGCTCGTACCGTGCGACAGCTCTAGCAGTGTCGGGACATTCGGATTAAGCGTTTGTCCCACCGTTGCCGTGCCGGTCGCCAGAATGCGGGTCGGGATGGCGTCCGCATCGAAAATGAGTTGGTCCAGATCCGCCGTCGCGGCATCGCCCCCGGGCTGGGCAACCCGGAAGCGAAAGGCGCTGCCGACCTGACCGAGAACAACACGCCTCGCCATTGCTTAGCCCTGCGTTCTCATGACGGCGAACCAGCGAGCCGACGTGCCTGCGGCCGGGAACCCGCCGTTCACGTTCTCAGCACGAAGGTTGAAGCCCGACGCGTCAACCGAAATGCTGACAGCATGATCGTTCGGATAGGTCCCCATGTTGCCGCAGAAAACGAGCGGAGTGCTCGGGAAGGTGTCGCCGAAGGCTACTCTGAGAGAACTTCCGCCAGAGGGAACAGTTGCCGAACCGGAGGCCAGCACCATCCCGCTCCGCTTGGTCATCGTGAACAGAAGCCCGGAGTCGGCCGCCGAGAGAGCGTCGAACCCCGGCTTGGACACCCAGAGGCCGTAAGCACCGCCCCTGTTGCCCAGCACTACGCGACGGGCCATCAGTCATCCGCCAGGGTGTAGAATTGATAATTGTCCCCGGGCGAAAAATTGAACCCGCCCCACGGGATGCAGTTCACGGCCTTGCAGCGGCTCTGTTGCACCACGAGGGTAAAGGGGCTGCCGAAGAAGCTGCCGTCACTCGGATTGATGAACGTATACATATTGAAGTAGATGCGCCCGCCCCGCTTGATCGCGGCCAACGTCGGCGGCGGATAGTCGAAGGTGCGCCCGAAGTTCACCCAAGAGTTCAGACCGGCCACGTTGCCGGCTGCGCCGACCTTGGCCCGCGCGGCCCGTTGCGCCGAGAAGGAGATTTGTCGGTCGTTGTTCACGTCGGCAGTCAGGGCGTCGAAGCCCCTGCGCGAGATGCGCAGATCATAGCTGCCGTTGCTCATCTGGCCCATTACGATCCGCCGCGCCATTAGACGTCCCAGATTTCAATGCGGCGGTTCGGACCGTCGAGGATGAAGCCGCCTGCCGTTGTGACACTGGGCGAGGATGACACCGTTCCGATCTGGGCGCTGATGGCTGAGAGGTTCAGAACGTTGATCTGGTTCGCGTTGATCGAGCCGTCCGCGATGAAGTCACCGCGGAGCACCATGCGGCCGACGCCGTTGCGCGTGCCGAGCGAGAAGACGGCCTCCGCGCCGAAGCCGGAACCGGGAGCGCCGATGAGGAACTTATCGACGGCGATCTTCAATTCACTCTGGAAGCTGCCCGGGCCATTGGCGCCGACGAGCTGCAGGCCGGTGAAGTAGCCGTCCGATCCGATCGTCACCTTCCAGGCGCCGATGAGCTGGCCGGTGACATCAGCGACCGCCGTGAAGCGCTCTCCGACCGTGATCCCGTTCTCTTCCCACTCGGCCACGACATCGGTGCCATAGATCGCGAGGGCTTTGTCTGCGGTGACCTCGACCTTGGCGACCTCGATGATGGCCGCGCGTCCGAGATCGGTGGCTTCCTCGGCCACGACGCGGCTTTCGCCGGCCAAGTCCGCGATGCTGTCGAGAATGCCGAGGCTTTCCAAATCCCGGCTCAGTTGCGGGATCAGGTCGTCAGGCCGGATCTTCATGATGAAGAACTGGTTGTCGAGCACCAGCGGCGGCGGGTTGACCTCCACGATGCTGTAGACGCCGACGACGTTGGCGGGCGTGATGCCGGTCACACGCACGAAGATCTTCTGCGCTCCTGCGACAACGGCTTCAAACGTGGTCTTGTCGCCCTCATAGGCGCGGACCCATGTCTGCCGGTTGTCATAGGACACATCCGCGATATAGCGCAGGGCGCCCGGGGCGGGCTGCCAGCCGGCCTGCAGGATCAGGTTCATGCCACGCTGATAGACCTGCGCGGCCAGCGTCGTGATGACCGGGATCGACTGCGAGAACACGTCCGGAATGGTCGGGAGCGGCGTGACGCCGGTCTCGGTGACGGCGTAGACGGCCGGATCATCCACCACCCCGCTCAGGGTGATGTGCTCGCCGTCCGTGTCGGGCGTTCCCTCGGTGATCAGCACCATGAAGGTGCGCGGCTCGCCGGGAGAGAATGCCGCCGTGGGCCTGTCGGCCAGATCGGAGCGGGCAATCGCATCCGCAAGGCTCATGCCCTGCCGTGTCGCTTCGCTCGCGAAATCGGCCCCGTTGACGATGGCGATGCGGTCGGAGGTGCCGCGCGTGACGCGCACCGGCCCCCACGGCTGCCCATCCCGGCGCCGGATCTCGACGTAATGGTTGAGGGCGTTCGTGTCCCAATCGAGATCATGGTCGAAGGTGATCTGCCGGAAGGCGTCGTTATAGGCGACGACCTCGGCGGACTGGCCCCAGGTTTCCGGCTCTTGGCACGACAGCTTTACCAAGTCGCCGCGCTTGAGCAGGCGGCCTTCGGCGCGCGCCGTCCATGAGACCATGATGCGCCGATACTGGTTCTCACCCGCCATGAAACGCACGAGCCCCGCTGCCTGCGAGCGCTTGCTGACGCCGGTCAACTGCACGCGCGAGGGCTTGGCAAGGGTTACGCCATCGGGCGCGGACGACACCTCGGCCAGTTTATAGGTCGTGGCGTCGAGATATTCTCCGATAATCCCGTCCGCGATGTCATCGTCGGCCAGGGTGTAGTCGATCGTGAGACTGTCGCGAACGATGTCGTAGTCGGTGAACATCATGCGCGGAATGCCGCGGGGCTCGTCCCTGACAATGGTCAGGCGATCGCCCACAGGCGCCGGCATGGCGCGGCCCGCCTTGAGGATCGTCTCGAGAGCGTCATCCAAGGTCTGAGGCTCTTTGAAGACGTGATCGAAGGTATGGCCGAGGCTCGCCCACAACTGGTCGTAGGCATAGAAGCTCTGGAAATCGATCTGATCAAGAGAGAGGCCTGCCCCATAGGCAGAGTTTCGCCAGATGTCGAGCGCAGCCCAGGCAATGGAACGGCTTTCCTGCTCCACGAAGCCCGATCCCGTCCAGACGGGGATGATGCGGGTCGCGATGACGCCGATCTGCCCATTCATAAGGCCTTGGAGGCTCTCGCCGGCCTTGGCTCGCACGGCGATAGTCGTGACGCCAGGGAACGAGTTCGGCCCGTCGATGTGCGCTCGCAGGGCTGACCATACGATCTGATCCGCACCGCCGCGCCGGTCGTCAGGCGCCCAATCTTCCATCGAGGAGTTCGCCCGTCGAGCCCGCACCTCAAACCGCCCATCAGGGACCTCAATTTCTTCGGTGACCCGGATCTGGCTGTCGTTGCAGTAGGTGTAAATCTTGTTCCAGACATCGACCCATGGGCCCGTCGCCGCGCCGGCATCGTTGACCGGCCGGATCTGCACAGACACATCGACTGAGAGCGACCGCATCTCGCCCTTCCACGTCATGAACAAGCCGCTCGGGAACACGAAATCGAGCAGGAGCTTGAGGGCCGTCGTGCCGGCAGCATTGGCCGTGAAGCCGGGCGTGAAGTCCGTCCCGAGTTCGACGCCCGAGACTTCCGACGCCGTGACCACGTTGACGGGGAACAGGGTGACCTTCTGCCCCGGCTCGCGGATCTGGATCGTGATGCCCGGGAAGGACGAGTTATAGCCGCCGCTCTTCGTCCAGATGCGGGTGTCTGCAATGCGGAGCTCTTCGATGTCGTACTTGCCGCAGCCGACGCACAGCAGGGCGTATTCCGTCATGCTGTCGCCGTCGTACTCCGAATATTTCGGGGCGGCGAAGTCGGGGAAAGACAGGTTGCGGCCATAGCCGACCGGGATCGCTTGCAGCGGGCGGGCCTGGTTGCCGCCAAAGCCAAAGGAGTAAAGCTCTTCGCTCTCGGCCGTCTTACCGCCTGCCTTGGGCTTCAAGAAATGGCTGATTGCCATCGCCCCGCCCGCGATGAGCAGGGAGGAGCCGATCGAGGCAGCCGCGCCCGTCAGGCCGATGGCACCCATGGCCCATGGCGCGAGCGCGGTGAGGGCCACCATCGCGACGATTGCGCCGATGCTCTTGGCCGAGGAACCGCCCCCGCCGCCCATGCCACCGAGAGGCCGGCTGATGAACTCAACGTTGTCGTTCGCCGCGAGCCGATGGGTCGCCCATTCGGTGCGGGAGTAATAAACTCCGTTGACCTTGCAGACGGTCGGCAGATCGAAGCGCCAGCCGGTCTCCGCGACCAGTTGCTCGATCGTCGGCTTGCGCTTGCGGGTCTTGTGCTCGGCAATGGGGAGCACAAGTCCAGCCTCGGGCTGACGAACGTCATGATGCTCCGGATCGAAAACCAGGAGATTATGCTTGATGGCAAGCTTCATGATTAGGATTTGCGCCTGAAGAAGCGAAGGAAGTTGAAGCCGGAAGCCCGGAGTGCCGGCAGGTCGTCCACGACCACGCCAGCGGTCTTGTCGATGTGGATCACCGCGCCCGTCGTGACAGGCACGATGTAGGTGCCGAGATGGAAGTCCCGCTTGGCAACGTTGCCCATGAGCACGAGATCGAGCTCACGCGCCTCGCCTTCGGGGATCTCCTCCCAGGTCTGGCGCTCGGGATGCGAGAGCATGGCCTCGGCTTGGGCGCGGGTCGTGGGCTCAGCAAAAGCGACATCCGGCATGGAGACGCCTGCGATCTCGTTCTGAATGTGACGGGCGAGGCCGTAACAGCCGAAAGAGGCAGGGCCGCGCTCCCCGATCTTGTAGGGCTTGCCGATCAGGCTCTCAAAGAAGGCGAGACGATCAGTCATTGAGCGGCCTCGCGCCTCTGGACCGGAGCCACGCATTGACGAGGATCTTGATGCCATCGCGCACAAGCTCACCAGAGACTGCAGCCACAGCACCGAAAGCCCACCCGCACCAAAACGCGGGATTTTGCATAAGTTCCCACATCACGACACCTGCAAGAGGCTGGGGAAGCGCACCATGTCGTAGACTTCCCTCATGACCCTCATGTTCTGCGGACGGGCGATGGCAAGCTGCCCCTCCAACTGCCGCGCCGTGCGCTTCACGTTGCGCAGGATCAGCTTGTAAGGCCCCTGCCCGACCGTATTGGGATCGGACGCCAGATAGCCGCGGAAGATCGCCTGAATGAGCACGTTCATCTTCACGGCTTCATGGAGGTAGCGCGAGGCCTCCCGGTTCACGTTGTCGAGCCGGATGGTGGCCTCGGCGCCGAGGTTGCCAATGCGCGGATAGTCGATCTCGAAAGGAATGGCCTTGAAGGGAACGATCGTGCCACCGCCGACCGGTGCGCCATCCTCCAGACGGAAGTTGACATCCACCGTGTTCCTGACGGCGCGGATCGGGGCAGGAGCGCCGTTCTCCACAAAGGTCGGATGGATCAACTCGATCGTGATGAGCATCACCTCATCCTTGGGCGCGGAGGCGGCGGCCTCGGCCCAAGCTTGGGTAGCACTGATGGGCATAGGATTAACCTGATAGATCCATTGTAGCGCAGCCTTACCTGGCTACCCTCTAGCAGGGGCAGAGGGTAGAGTTGTAATGGCTAATGAAGAAGAACTTGAGCGAATGCTCTTGTATGCTCGCGCGCTTGGACAAGGTGTGAGCTTCTTGATGACCCATTTGCTCATTGAGCATGTAAAGATACGAGCCGGCGATCCCGAAGAGGGCATTATCAATACTCGTGCGATGCTAGATTGGAATCTCGCAAGCTTTCGGGGCAATGTTCGAACTAAGTATGGCGAGGACCTGGAAATCACTGATGAGATTAGGGGTAGGATCATGCTGATCCTGGATGCTATTGAGCGCGAAGCTAGGGAGGCTCTTAAGCTCGCACCGCCTGTGAAGGAAAGGCATTGACGCCACGTTGCTGCAGGCTTGCGTTGCAGAAATCGGCACTTAGAGATCCCAAACGTCGAGGGAGAAGGAGACGTGAATGCGGTTGCCCATGCGGGCGGGCGTGTACTGGCCGCCGTTGCGGAGTTTGACCCGCTTCGTGGTGCAGCCGGTGAGATCCGAGACGGGCATCTCGAAATCCGCCGTCCCATGGCTGAGCGTGTCGCGCACGAAGGCCTTGAAGGTGAGGAACTGCTCGGTGGTCATGCGGATCGTGAGATTGACCAGGCCTATCGGCACGGTGGCCGTGCGGCGAGAGCGGACATTGCCCGCCGCCATCTCGCTTTCCAAATTCTTGCGGAAGGGCTCTGCAATGTTGCGGGCGGTCGGATCGTGCGGGACCGCGGCCGGCCAGACGGGGAGAGCCATCAGCGGCCTCCCAGACGGTTACGCTGGATCGACTTGAGGGCGCCTCCGGTCTTGGCGCCGCTCATCAGGGCCGCCGCGACCATCTCGTCAATCTGGACCTCAAGGCGCGGGCCCTGCGGGCCTTGCACCTGACGGGTCTGGACCTGGGCGCCTGCGTTGTTGTTGATCACGACCTGCATGCTGCCGCCACCGAGTTTTCCGTTCGGCACGATCCGGCCGGGAGTGGTCGGGACGAAGAGCTCGCGCCCGTTCTCGCCCACCGTGTAGGGCTGGCCGGTGCTGACGGAACCGCCCATGGCTCGGCCCGGGGCGAACATTTTGAAGAGCCCATCGAGGAGCCCGCCGCCGCTGCCGCCCGCCCCGCCGAAGAGATTAGCGAAGATGTTGTCGAAGGCCTTGGAGGCGAGAGATTTGGCGAGCTTCTGCAGCACCTGATCGAGTTCCTCACCCTCAAGGATGGCATCCTGAAAGGCGCTGGAAAGCATATCCCCCACCTCTTGCGCGGCATCGGCGACTGCCTGCTGTGCCTTCTCTGCGTCCTCGATCTTCTGCGTGGCCTCGCCATAGGCGGCGGCCAGGCTGTCGATCTGGGCCTTTAGCTGCGGGGTGACGGCAACGTTGGCCGACTTGGCGGCCTCAAGGAGACGGAACGCCGCCTCTGCCTTGGCGACATCGCCAGCCGACATGCCGACAGTGGTCCGCTCCACGTCCAGGGCGCGGGTGCGCTCGTGGATTTGCCGGATCTCCCGCTGTAGGTCGTTTTCGCGTTCCTTGCGGCCCTTCTTTTCCTTGTCGTCACCCGGGACTTTGTAGTCTGCCAGCGACACGGTGCGCGTCGGCTTGACGCTGAGGCTGAGTGGCGTGCTGTTCGGGTCGGACGGGGCCTTGTAACCCGCCATGCTGCCGGCGCTCGCTTCCTTGTTGGCTGCGAACACCTGATCGAAGTTCGGCAG